GGAGACGGATATATTTGGAAATACTTATATAGTATAAAACCAGCAGACTTGATTAAATTTGATTCTACTGATTTCATGCCAGTTCCTTTAAATTGGGGAGATAATGCTGCTGATGCTTCTATAAAAAATAATGCTGTGGATGGTGGAATTAAGATTGTTGTTGTTAAGGATAGAGGAACTGGTATAGGAACTGCTAACCAAACTTATACTAGAGTTCCAATTAAAGGTGATGGATTTAATGCAGAGTGCACCGTTGTTGTTAACAATGATGCTCAAATAGAGAGTGTTACGGTATCTAATGAGGGATTTGGATATACTTACGGTAACGTTGATTTAGCTGCTGGATCAGTTCCAACACCTACATCTCCACCAACTCTTGATGTTATAATTCCACCACCAGGTGGTCATGGTGCAGATATCTATAGAGAGTTAGGTGCAACTAATGCTTTACTTTATGCGAGAATTGAAAATGATGCAGAAAACCCAGACTTCATAACTGGAAACCAAATCGCTAGAATTGGTATCATAGAAAATCCTAAATCTTTTGGTTCAGATCAATTACTTACACTTGATAAAGCAAGTGCTGCATATGGATTAAGATTATCAGGAACTGGATATAGTTCAGTTACATTTACTCCAGATAGTTTGATATCTCAAACTGTGGGAACAGGTGTTACTGCTTATGGTAAAGTCATTGCATATGATCAAACTACTGGTGTTTTAAAATACTGGCAGGATAGAACTATCGCTGGTTTCATAACTGCTACTGGTTCTGTTTCAACTGCACAGACAGCAACTGCAGCGATTTATGGTTATAACACAACAAGATTTACTGCTGACCCAGATAGTGGCGGTAATGTGACTATTGTTGGTGGTAGTTCTAATTTATCAATCAGCACTACATTTACAGGTCTATCTACCTCAATAAATAATAGAACATATTACCTTGGTCAATCATTTACTAAGGGAGTTGCTAATCCAGAGATTGACAAATATTCTGGAAATATGATTTACGTTGATCACAGACCCTCAATCACAAGATCTTCCAATCAAAAAGAAGACATCAAAATAATATTACAGTTCTAACTAACTATGGCTCAGCAAACTAACCTTAACGTTTCACCGTATTTTGATGATTTTGATCCGAATGATAATTATCATAAGGTTCTTTTCAAGCCTGGTTATCCTGTACAAGCAAGAGAATTAACAGGTCTTCAGTCTATATTACAAAATCAAAATTTGGTCAACATTTCTTTAAGGAGGGTGCAAAAGTAATACCAGGTAATACTGCGTATTCCTCAGAGTATTTTGCTGTAGAATTAAATAATAGTCATTTAGGAGTTCCTGTAGAGTTTTATATTGATCAATTAATTGGTAGAAAAATAATTGGAGCAACAACTGGTGTAACTGCAATAATTAGTCAAATCATAAAATCAGATAATTCTGAAAAAGGTAATTTAACACTTTATATCTCATATATGTCTTCTGGTGTTGAAGACAGCACAATTAAAACATTTGCAGACGGTGAATTACTATTAGCTGATAGTGATATTGTTTCAGGCCCAGAAAATAATGCCTTTATACCTTCAGGAGAGTCTTTTGCTTCATGTATTGCAAACAATGCGACATCAACTGCTGCATCTTTTTCAATATCTAATGGTGTATACTTTATAAGAGGTAATTTTGTTCAAGTTCAAGATGAAACAATCATATTATCACAGTATGATAATACTCCTAGTGCAAGAATTGGATTAAGAATAGAAGAAGACATAATCAATGCTGATGAAGATGAAACATTAGCAGATAACTCAAAAGGATTTAATAATTATGCTGCACCAGGTGCTGATCGTTTAAAAATATCAGTTAGTTTATTTGCTAAACCATTAGACGATTTTAATGACTCTAATTTTGTTGAACTGGCAGTTATTGACAATGGTATTTTAAGATCTCAGAAAAAGAATACAGATTATGGTTTTATTAGAGATGAATTAGCTCGTAGAACATATGCAGAGTCTGGTGACTATATGGTTAAGAGTTTTGATGTTACTTTGAGAGATTCTCTTAATGACAATGTTGGTAATAATGGAGTATATCAACCTGGCCAGTTCACCATGGGTGGAACACTAGCGGATGATGATTTAGCACTTTATCATGTATCACCAGGTAAAGCATTCGTAAAAGGATATGAAGTTGAAACAATTAGTTCTACTTACTTAGATTGCCCAAAACCAAGAACTTCAAAATTATTAGAGAGTCAAGGAGTTGCATATAAAACTGGTAATTCATTAAGAATGAATAATGTATTTGGTGCACCTCAAATAGGAATAGGTAATACTTATATTGTTAGTTTAAGAGATCAAAGACAAGGATCTGCAAGGATAAATGCAGCTGGTGAAGAAATTGGAGTTGCTAGAGTTTATGACTTCGCACTAGAGTCTGGATCTTATACAACATCTAATGCTGCTTTAAATGAATGGGATACTTCACTTTATGATATTCAATTATTCTCTAAATTAACTTTAAATGAACCAATTACACTTACAATTCCAACTCAAATAAAAGGAAAGTATAGTGGTGCTACAGGATTTTTAAGATCTGCTGTGAGTAATAGCACATCTTTGGTAGTTTATGAAAAAAGTGGAGAATTTATAGCTAACGAACCATTTGAAATAAATGGTATTTCTAATAATCGTGTTGCTACTGCCATAACATCTTTTGGTATGCAGGATGTTAAATCAGTATATGGTGGCCCTGATTTAGGAAATGTTGGTTTTGCGAAAACATTTAACGGTGACATAATACAAAGACCAGTTATTGATTTTGGTAATGCACAATTTAGTGCAAAAACTCCTCAAACGGGATTATGCACAGTTACTAGTGAAAGTTCACTATTTCCTGGCACATTAAAAGTTGGTAATATTTTATCATTTGGTGGTTTGGGAAATAATGTTCCATCATTTGCGAGAGTTGTTACAGTTAACACAAATGATGTTCATGTCACTGGTGTTACAACAGTTACTGGTGTTGCAAGTGGTGCAATTCCAACATCATCTACTAATGTTTCAAGTTTAAGACTTCAAACATCACCATTAGAGAGATCTACAGATAGTAGATTATACACTTTAATGCCTAAAACTTTTATTTCAGATGTTGATCTCACAAATTCTTTATTAACCATTAGAAAGGTGTTTGATGTTGATGTTTCAATTAATCCTAATACAGGATTGGGTCAACTTTCTGCTGCGGTAACTTCAGGTGTAAACGAATCATTCTTACCTTTTGATGAAGAGAGATATGTCTTTATGAGATCTGATGGAACAACTGTCGCTTTAAGAGATGACATGTTCCAGTTCACAACAGGTAACACAGTATTACAAATAGAGGGTTTAGGAGCAGCAACAACTGGATGTACTTTAATTGCTACTCTTCAAAAATCAAAACCAACAGCAAAAATAAAAAGATTAAATCGTGTAAATGCCACTGTTGTAAATTATTCTAAGGATGCTGCATCTGGTATCGGTGCAACAACTTTAAATGATGGTTTAACATTTGGAAACTTCCCTATAGGAACAAGAGTTCAAGATGATAGAATAGTTTTAAATGAGGCAGATATTGTTAGAATTCATGGTATTTTTGAATCTACTGACACCACAACGGCAAGTGCTCCTAAGATGACACTAACATCATTGAATGGCCCTTCTGGTAAAACAACAGATTTAGTTATTGGTGAAAAATTCATGGGTCAGAATAGTGGTGCTGTTGGTCTTATCATGGAAACACTAACAGATTCTCAAATTACATATGTCATAAAGAACGAAACTGCATTTGAAGAGGGTGAAGTTGTTGTATTTGAGGAGTCAACTGTTCAAGGTTTGATTACAACTTTAGAAAGACCTAGTAAAAATATATCAGCAAATTATACATTTACTAATGGCCAAAAAAGCACTTTTTATGATTATGGATTTATCACTAGAAGAGCAAATGCAAAAGCACCTAAGAAACAGATAAAAATATATTTCCAAAATGGATACTATGATTCTACTGATGATGGAGATATAACAACTAGAAATTCATATAGTAGTTGGGATTATGCTAGAGATATTCCAAAAATAAACAACGAATATAATACTGATCTTATTGATATAAGACCAAAAGTTTCCGCATATACAGTTTTGGAAAGTGTTAGATCACCATTTGAATTTTTTGGAAGAACATTTACTGCATCAGGAAGTTCTGCATCTAACATACTAGCGTCTGATGAGTCTATTAACTTAAATTTCTCCCATTTTGTTGGTAGAATGGATAGAATTTTCTTAGACAAAAGCGGAAGATTCCAAGTTAAATATGGTGATCCATCAGATAAATTAGAAAGACCAAATCCAGTTGATGATGCTATAGAAATAGCTAGCGTTATGCTACATCCATTCTTATATGAACCAAGACAGGCAGAAATTGATTTCTTGAAATATAAGAGATATAAAATGAGTGATATTAAAGATCTTGAGGATAGAATCAAAAATCTTGAATATTACACATCATTGTCTATGCTCGAAACACAGACATCAAACTTATTCATTCCTGATGCTGATGGATTAAATAAATTTAAATCTGGTTTCTTTGTTGACAATTTTACATCTCTTAAACCACAAGAAACTGATGGTTTTAAAGTAAAATGTAGTTTAGACTCTTCAAAAAATGAATTAAGACCCCAACATTACTGCACATCCGTCGATCTAATGCCAGGCCCTGTGGAGAATGTAGAAGCTGGTGCTGATCGTGCTTTCCTTGCTGCTGAAGGAACAAACGTAACAAAATCTAGTGATGTCGTTACTCTTTCATATACAGAAACTGAGTGGTTAAGTCAACAATTTGCCACAAGAACAGAGAGTGTTACACCATTTTTAGTTAGTTTTTGGCAATCAACAATTAAATTAACTCCTTCATCAGATACATGGACAGATACTGCAAGACTTGAAGCAAAAATAATTCAACAAGAGGGTAGTTTTGCTGGTGTAATGGCACAAGCGATGCAAGAGTTTGGTGTTGATCCACAAACAGGAATGGCTCCAATACAATGGAATGCTTGGGAAACTAACTGGTCTGGAACAGAGCAATCTGATCGTAAAGAAAGGAGACAAGAAAGATCACAAGCATCCCATGAAGAAATTATAAAAGCGGGTTGGATTAATGGTGGTAGAAGTGTTAACCACTCACAGATGGTTACTATAACCACTACAACTACTCTTGAAGACACAGTTCGTGATACTTTCCGTCTTGAAAATCAAACCAGAACTGGAACTAGAAAAATTGTTACTGAACAATTTGATAATGAGTCTATCGGAGATAGAATTGTAAGTCGTGATGTTATTCAAAACATGCGTTCTAGAAACTTAGAAGTTAGAGCAACTAAATGTAAACCACTTACAAGATTATATGCATTCTTTGATGGGGTTAATGTAACACGATATTGCACTCCTAAATTATTAGAAATTTCAATGACTTCAGGAACTTTCCAAGTTGGAGAAACTGTTGTTGGAAAAATGCCAGGTGCTGGTTTACCAGAAGAGGGAACAGATGTTGCAGCGATTAGATTTAGAGTTGCACAAGCAAATCACAGATCAGGCCCATACAATGCTCCAACAGAGGTATTTGCTAAAAATCCATATATTTCACAAGTTGGTGCAACTGGTCTCGAAACATTCTTAGGAACACCTGGCACAGTTCAACTTGCAGGTGCTAGTGGTGGTGCTACTGATATGCCAGCAACATATTCATCAACATCTACTATTTTAAATGTTGATACAAAATCTATGGCTGATCAAGCACAAGGTGATTACTATGGATATATTAATCAATCAATGGAATTGAGAGGTTCATCTAGTGGTGCTACTGCTGTTGTAACTGAGAGAAGAATGATTGCTGATCTTGGTGCTAACATGATAGCAAGTTTCTATATTCCAAATCCAAATAGTGGTAATCATCCAAAATTTGAAACTGGAACAAAAACATTTACATTAATTGATAACACCGAAAATGATCAAGAAAATACAGACACTTACGGTGAAGATACTTACACTGCTGCTGGAACTTTAGAAACAGTTCAGGAAAATATTATTTCTACTCGAAATGCTATTATTCAAACAAGACCAACTAAAGATGAAAGAAATACTAGAACATTAACAGGATCCACTGTTATGAAGACAGAGGCTATTAGTTCAGCACAAGCAGAAACTGGAAGAAGAGATTTTTGGTATGATCCATTAGCACAGTCTTTCCAAGTTACAGAAAACGGTGGTATATTCATCACTAGTTGTGATGTATACTTCCAAACTAAGGATGACATGGATATTCCAATGACATTCCAAATCCGAACGATGGAAGGAGGAGTGCCGACGCAAAAAATATTGCCGTTCTCTGAAATAATAAAATCTCCTGATCAAATTAATGTTTCTACGAATGGAACTGTTGCGACAAGATTTACATTTGATGCACCAGTATATCTTGAGGGAGATAACACAGAATATGCAATAACTTTAGCATCATGGTCTACTAAGTATAAAGTATTCATATCAAGAGTTGGTGAATCTGATTTACTGACAGATGAATTTATATCTCAGCAGCCTTACTTGGGATCTTTATTTAAATCGCAAAACGCTTCTACTTGGGAACCAAGTCAGTGGGAAGATCTTAAATTTGTAATCAACAAAGCTGTATTTGACACCGAAGGAACAATGGAGATATATAATCCCATTTTATCTGAAGGTAATCAACAAGTTGCAAGATTACAACCAAATTCAATTAATATTAATTCTAAAAAAGTTAGATTGGGAATAGGAACACCATTAACGGATACTGTTCTTACTTTAGGTAATACTGTTAATCAATTAACTGTAACTGATGGAACTAATACGTTTACATCGGCATCTAATGCCTCTGGTAATTTTGTAGGTAGTGCTGGTATAGGAACAGGTAGTATGGGTATTGTGAATGCTGGTTTAGGGTATACTCCTGCATCTGGAACCGCACTATTTGTTGGTGTAGCACTTACCAATATAACTGCTGGTGGAGACTTTATGACTGCAGATGTAGTTGTTACTGATGGAGGAATTTCATCTGCTAGGATTATATCTTCTGGTAGTGGTTTCCAACAAGGTGATGTTCTTGGTATAGGAACGATTGGAAATAATGCTGTTGGTAGAAATGCAAGAATGTCTATCGTTTCAATTGGTAGAACGGATGAATTAATATTAGATAATGTTCAAGGTAATTTTGCTTTGAATGGAACAATGACATATACTGATCCAATTACTGGATTAACAACATCATTGAACACTCATGTAACCTCTGGAGTCGCGAGTTGTCGATTGGAAAAAATTACAGAAGTAAACGATGGTTTACACTTTACCGTTGACCACAGAAATCATGGTATGCATCATGAAACAAACAGAGTCACACTTTCAGATGTTGAATCTGATGTGGTTCCAACAAAATTATCATTACCATATGGTTCTAGTTCCACATCAACAATATCTGTTGTTAGCACTGATAACTTTACAACATTTGAAAACGTTTCTGTTGGAGCAACCAATCCAGGCCTATTACAAATTGGTGATGAAGTTATACAATATACAGGGGCTTCTGGTGGATCGATTACAGGGATCACTAGAGGAAATAATGCGAAGGGTTATATTAAAGGAACTCCTGTTCGTAAATATGAATTAGGTGGTGTATCTTTAGCAAGAATTAATAGAACTCATTTACTAAGCGATGTTACTGATGTTGATCCTAATCCAATCACATTTGATAGTTACACTCTCAAACTTGATACAAGTGCTTTAACTTCTGCTCAAACTGGATTACCATTTTCAGCACCAAATAGACAGAGTGATGGAAGTGCAGCAAGTAATCCTAAACTATACTTTAATGACACTAAATCTGCTGGTGGATTTAATGCTCATGCAACACAGAATATTCCTTTCCAAATCATTCAACCAAACATAGCACACGTTACTGTTCCTGGCACTACTATATCTGCTAAAATGAGAACGTTGACTGCAGCTAGTCTTGGTGGTGGATTAGGTCAAGGAACTGATGTTCCATTCTTAGATGCAGGTAGTGAAGCGATAACATTAAACAAATCAAATTACTTAACATCCACAAGGATGATAGCATCTAGAATTAATGAAACTAACAATACGATACCTCTTTCAAGATCTGGAAGTAGATCTTTTAATGTGACACTCACATTGGAATCATCAAATCCAAACTTATCTCCTGTTGTAGATTTACAAAGAATGAGTGCAGTTCTGATATCTAATAGAATTGACTCTCCTATCTCTGACTATAAGCAAGATCCTAGAGTTAATTCTCTATTTGAAGATCCTACAGCATGTCAGTATGTTTCTAGAGAAAATACTTTAGCAAATTCTGCATCATCGATCAAAGTGTTACTTGATGCACATATCAATGAATTTTCTGAAATAAGAGCATATTATGCAATTAGTGCTACTCCTAATTTTGATCCTATATTTGAACCATTCCCAGGCTACAAGAATTTAAATGATCTTGGTCAAGTAATTAGTTCTGCTGAAAGTGATGGTTTACCTGATAGGTTTATCCCTAAAGCAGATGCTGGAGCAGGATTCAAATCTAATGAGTTAACATATAGAGAGTATGAATTTAATATGGATGAACTTCCACCATTTAAATATTATAGAATTAAATTTGTATTGACATCAACAAATCAAACTTATGTTCCTAGAGTTTCTAATTTAAGGGTCATTACTTTAGCATAATGTCAAATTTAATTCCAGTTGAAGGTAATGCAGATTTGGTCAGAGACCCAAATACTGATCAAATAATTAACACAAATGAAAGTGCTTACCAACAATATATTAC